CTTCTCCATCTTGTTGTCAGCGATCTCCAGCCGCTGCGCAAAACCATCGAGTTTGGTGTTTGTCTGGTCCTCGATGAGGTTGAGATCCCGCATCTCTTGCTTGAGTTTCGGGAGCGTGTCGGCTTGGTTCATGAGTGCCAGGGCCGCACGCTGTCCATAGGTGCCGAACATCTGCTGAACGATCGCGGCACGTTCCGCGTCCCCGGTCACGCCAGAAAGGGCAACCTGGAGATCCGCCATGATGTCCGTCAGGTCGCGCAGGGAGCCATCAGCATTCGAAATACTGACCCCTATCTCTTCCATCTGTTTTATGGTTGAGGGGTCGGTCAATTTGATGAGCATCGCGTTAAAACTCGTTCCAGCCTCCTCTGCTGAAGTGAACGAGTTTTGAAGGGCGACGTTGTATGCAGCGAGGTCAGAGAAGGCAATGCCTAACTGGTTGGCGGCCCCGATGTTCTTCATCAGTTCCACCATGAACTCACTCATCTCATATTTGCCGACGCCGACCGCGTTGGCGAAGACCCTCGATATCTCGGCAGCGTTCCCGGCACGACTACCGTAGATCCCCATCACGTTGATGAGTGAGTTGGTCGCTTCGGCCATCTCCATCGAGCCGGCCGTCGCAAGCCTCGCCGCATCGGGGATCGTGCTCATCATGTCCTGGTAATCGTACCCGACCGAGATCATCAGGTACATCGAGTCCGCGACCGCCGTCGCCGCGATCGGGAACTCCGTCGAGAGGTCGAGCGCGGACTGTCGCATCGACGCAAACTCGGTCTGCGTCACGCCCCCGAGGGCTCGGACCTCGGTCATGGCGGACTCAAACGAGCGGTAGGACTGGTTGATGTCGTCGGAGGCCATCTTCGCGGCAACCCCGACGGCGGTGAGTGCCGCCCCGGTCGCTACAGCGGTCTTGTTCGCCTCGCTGATCGCCTTCTGGCTGTCTGCTCCGATGGTGCTCTTCAATCCGAGCAGGACATACAGTCGGCTGATTGCAGTCTCAGACATTAGTAGGGTCGTCCTCCCTGAATCTCATCTTTCACGTCCTGGCTGATGTTGCGCCATTCCCACGACCGCCACACAAATTCCTGCACGTCGTCGGGAACCCCGACCCAGAACTCATGTGGGAGTTTCCCAAACGCCGTGCAAAGCCCAAACAGCCATTCACCGGCGCGACTGCGCGCGAAACCTGCGGGCCTCGTCCCGGAGGGTCAGGGTGGTCTCGAACAGACCGTCCTGGATCGCGAGGAACTCGCCCATGCTGTAGTTCCCGGCCCGCCAGAACTCGATGTCAAGCGACGGGTCTACGCAGAGCCCGGCGAACATCTGATACAGGTCGTCGGTGAGCTGCCGTTCCTGAGCGCCGTCGCCCCTCCGGGCTGCCTTCTGGATATCGGCAGTCAGTTTCAGGATCGTGTCGAGGTCAGCCCGGGTAGGGACATAGACCTCGATCCCGATCCCTTCCTCGGTGCCGTCCGGGATCCGGATCGTCGCGGTGCGGAGTGCCGCCGCCCGCATCAGCCGCTGGGCGACGGTCATTCCCTCCGTGGAGGCCTTCCGTTGCGCCTCACGGTGCGCCTTCATTCGGGCGGCGATCTCGGGGTCATCCTGAGGCTGGCTCATGCCGTAGCCTCGTAGATGTCAGCCTCGATCAGGTGATCGACCGCGAACGAGAACGCCCGGGTGTAGTAGGCTTCGGTGGGGAACGTCCCGTCGTACTTCGTCGCCTCGCATCCGAGCAGGATGTACTTCTTTGTCAGTTTCGAGCCGACCATCCGCTTGCCGACGAGAGCCCCGATCTTCTTGAACCCGGTCGTGATGTCGGACCACTTCGTCGTCTTGACAGTATCGGACCCGTCGGTGATGGTGGTCTCGACCGCGTCGCCGAGGACCGCTCCGACGAACGCTGGGTTGTAGATCAGTTCGGTGATGTCGGCGGTTGTCTCCCGGCTCATAGTGCGCTGGATCTTCTTGTCCGCACCATCGACCGCCTGACTGAGCGTGGTTGCGGTGGTCGAGGTCTTGACGCCCTGGCTGGTCGCACAGTGCGTGAGCCCCTTCGTCCCGATCTCGATGTAGGTGACCGTCACCACGTCGTCTTTGGCCATGCCAGTATACCCTGCATGGGTCGTCCCGGACTTGTCGGTGGCGAGGTCGGCCCCGCTCACGCCTGCGTACTCGGTGACGGCGAGCGCGACGCCGCCCTTCTCGACCCAGACGCTGCCAAACTCGGCTTTCGTCGCACTCGGTAGGGCAAACTTGGTTGCCGTGACGTCGGTGGCGGTGATCGTATACGATGCCTGGACCAGGCTCCCGCCATGGTACCACTTCACTTCTTTTCCGGTTGGAATTGCTTCAGATGCTATAGTAGTCATAGGTTATCCTCTTCCTCTGGGTCTTCAGGCGGGACATCATCAGCCGGTTTCTCGACCGCGATCCCCTCCCAATACTCTACGATGAGATCGACCGGTATGTGGGCGAGTTTGCTCTCCGGTTCGGTGAGGTCTGGCCCTCCGGCGAACTCAATCGAGATGATCTTATAGCGATACATGTCTCCTGCAATCTCGCACGGGTACTTGTCACCGGCGCGTCCATCGACTCGAGCCCGGATCGCGTCCTTGACCTGTCGGGCAACGGGGAACCCCTGCATCGCGGAGACCCCCCCCTCGGCCCAGATCGAGAACTGGATACGTTGCCGGTAGTGACCCGGGGCCTGCTGGACCGGGTCGGAGACGAGCGCGTAGGTGATCGCTGGGGTAGGGGCATCCAGCGGCAGGAGGAGGGGGTAGATCCGGGTCCCGACAAGACCCGCGATCGTAGCATCCTTCAGGAACCAGGCCCGGAGCGCGACCTCGATCGGGGGGACGGTCATCCTCAGTCACCTCCATGAGCGATCTGGTAGACGGCAGCGTCCCATTGGGAGGTGCCGCGAGCCACCCGATCGATGAAATGCCTGAGGTCGTCGGCGAGACCCGAGAGCACGTTCTCCTGCTCCTCGTCCCAGGCGGGGCGGAGGTAGGGGCGCGCGGTCATACCGGGCTTCGGGCCGTAGTGGTAGTCAGCGGGAGGTTCCACCCCAGACGCGCTGCCCCGGCGACCTGTGCCGTACTCGACGAACGGGGCATACTCAACGCCTGTCCCGGTCCGGATCTCGACTCCCTCGAATGACCGAACGACCTGGGTCGTGAGGCTGTTTCGGAGTCTGCCCCCGGTGTAGCCGGGTCGGCTCTCGCCGACGGGGCAAAGCTGTTTCGCACGCCGCTCGACCTTCCCGGTCATCTGCCGCTGCCCATAATGAGCAAGGGTGTCCTGCGACACTTCAGCCGCCAGTCGTGCGAGCTCTCGCTCAAGGTCATCGAGCCCCTCGATCTCGACCATCAGAATCCCCCCAGAAGTTTTAGGACAACTGCAACAACTGTCCCGGCGATCGCCCCCGATCCGCCGCCAGCGGCGGCCTGGAGCCCGAGGGTGCGGTTGTTCTGTGCTTCGAGCACCCGGATCCGGGTCTCGTGGTCGTCGGCACGTTTGGCGAAGTCGTCCACCCGGGCGTAGAGCATTAGCAGGATCTCCCGGTCAGAGAGTTCTCCGATCGAGGTTCCGTCCGGCATGGCCATTACACTGCCTCCAGTTCAGCTTTTATGTGTGAGAGGACCTTCGGTCCGTAGATCGCCTTGACTGCCTGCACCCGGTAGGTCTTGTCGAACCCGGCCGGGCCGGCGGAGACAGTATCCCCTTCGGCGATCGCGGTGCCGGCCGGGAGGAGAACTCCCGGTAACTCGGTGACGTGCTCGCCGGACTCGAGGACCCGGATCCCCCCTTTCGGTGCGACAAAACGGCACGTGATCCCGGTCGTCGTGGTGGTGGCATCGGTCGGGATCCCGTATTCATCCTCCCCATTGGTCCCATAATGCGTTACGGTGCAGGTGTGGATCATGAGTGATGCAGGGACGGCCATCAGTTCACTCTCCTGACGAGCACTCGCCCCCCAGACGACAATGCCCGGACTACGTATCGCGTGATTGCATCGCCAGCAACCTGTTCGTGGTAGTCGATCTCCGATTGCGTGGTGTTTCCAATCGTGAGATCCCCCCCGAGCCCGAGACGGTCCGGCCGCTCGCTCGTGAGCCGCTGCCGGTCGACGATCAGAGCGATCGCGATATGCAGGCTTGCCTCTTTCAGATCAGCATCGCCCGGGGAGCCGGCGAGACCAGACCTGGCGAGCGTGGCGTCGACCCGGCGTTCGGCTGCCTCGATGATTGGGGTCAGAACGGTCGTCGGGTCGAGGCCCGAGCCGGTCATGACCACGAGCTCCTCAACGGTGCAATAGGTCAATGCCCCACCTCCGGCAGGTTGCGGGTATCGAACCGCTGCGGCCTGGACTTGATGTCGACCGGCGACGTATCGATGATTAGAGCGTCGTCGAGTTGGTAGCCGAGCCCGTCATAGATCCCGGTGCCGTAGACCTCGTAGTATGCCCTCTCTGCCGCGCTGAACGGTCGCATATCGTAGAGGCATTGCTGCCGCTCTCCATCCGGGTCGTTCCATTCCCGGGTCAAATATTTGCCACTATTCTGCATGGTGAGCACGAGGTGATATCCCCCTTGTGCTCAGTACTGCACCCGGTAGGTGGCGTTGGCCTGGAACTTCTGCGCGTCGAACCGCGCGACGATCTTCATGCCGACGAGGTCACGGATCGGGTCGCTGTACTGCTCGATCGAGATATCCTCGCGGATACCGATCCCGCCTGCGGCGTTCCGGTCGACGACCAGGGCACCGATGTAGTCATTGGTGCCGTATCCCCAGGTGTAGGTCGCGGAGGTGTCCGTAACCCCGCAGACGTACGAGTTGGTGCCGAACATCGCGGGGAGGCGACCGGTCCGGAGCACGGAGTCGGCAGAGGTGCCGTTCAGCCCACTCACCTGGTTGATCACCGCGCCGTAGGCGGTCGGGTAGTAGACGGTATCGGTCGGCGTGAATCCGAGCCCGATCATCCCCGCGACGGCCTTTGCGATCCCGGCAACAAACGCAGCCCCGGTACCGGCGGCACCACAATCGGCCGCAGTGCCGGACCCCTCAAGGATCGCGGAGAGCGCGACCTGGTTGAGAGAGTTCTCGATCTTGTAGCCAACCTTCCGGATCTCCTGGGCGATGACGTCAAATTTCGCGTCGGCGACCATCTCCCGGGTGATGAGCGGCCGCTCACCATACTTTGCAGCGGTGAACGTGACCGGGGTGTAGGTCTGTGTGCCAATCGGGATCTCCGCGCCTTCGGCAACCCGTTTCGCATAGCTGCCGGTTTCCCCAATTGGTACGGTCATGACCTCCGTTGACATCCTGAAGATCGGGAGGACGTTTCTCATACACTTCGCGGGCTCAGACCCTTCAATTACCGTGGCGTAGGCCTCGGTCGGGATCAGGTTGGTCGCAGCCAGTCCTTCCGAGAGGAGGAGTTCACGGGCGTTCTCGATCTTGCCGTCCTCGGCCATGTAAGCGAGATTCCTCGGGACACGACGTTCGACGGCCATCTTCAACTCAGACGGCCCCATATGGGCCATTTCCAGGTAGTCCGCCAGGCGGCGGGTATGGATGTATGATTCCATGTCTTCAGTCTCCTTAGGAGGACGCCGTCCACGGTGGCGAGATGCTGATCAGGATGTATCCGGTGCCGCCGACGGTCGACGCTCCCGCGGCGATGTCATCGAGCGCGATGCCGATCGCGTTCCCGAGCCCGGTCACGACATCATGGGCGTGGATTGCCGGGTCACGGACGATCCCACATCCCGCTACAGTGGAGACACCGATCCAGTCACCGGCGTCGGCGGTGCCGTCGTCTGTGGAGAGCATGATCTTGACGACGCTGCCGTTCATGGCGACGGAGACGAGTTCACCAGCTTCTGCCGTGTGCAGGGCGACGCCGAGAGCGCCTGCGGTGGCGTTGGTCGCGGGGATGACGGCCCGGCTCACGCCGGTTGCGTGGTGGCTGACGATCTGCCCCGCGAGCACTTTCGTCGTGGCCGTGAACGTCATCACGAGCCCGAGATGCAGGGGCGCAGGGTCGAATGCGACGGGGGTAGTTCCGGCCATGTGGTTACACACCTCTGACGGTCTTGGTTTCCTTGTCGATCACGACGAGGGTCTCGACCTCGCCGAGTTCACGGGCCTCGCCCGACGGCTGCGTTGCAGGCGCTCCGGGGCCTTCCCCGATCTTCTTGATCGCGGCCTCCAGCTCCCTGACTTTCGTCTCGTGAGCCGCCTTCTGGTCAGCGAGTGCCTTTTCCAGCTCCTTGACTTTCGGGTCATCGGCCGGGGCGATCCTGCCCTCCAACTCCTTGACCTTCGTCTCTGCGGTCGCGGCCTTCGTTTCGAGTGCAGCGATCTTGTCTGTAGCGGCTTTAAGCGCCGCTTCGAGTTCTTTCATTTCCATGTCAGTTTCCTCCTCCGGAGTGCCTTCATTTCTCCGGAGCGTGCAGATAGCGCAGGCTCCCTTGTTCACGATGGCAACTCCGTAAAAGGCGATTTCACCCGCTTCATACTGCCGGGTCTCAGTGTTCCATCGTTCGGTACCGGTGTGCTCTACGGAGACGTAGTTCGCGACGCCGTCACGCACCAGGGCGGCCGTGTC